TCTGGGGGTTCCACGCGCCCGTTTGATCAAGAATCCTGACTGTTGCCGATCCTGACTGATAATTATCCTGAAATAGATTGCGTTCTTTACGAGTATCAATCTTAGCAACTAGATTAGAGACATCAATAATAATAGTGCCGGGATCACCAAGAATAGCAAAATCAAGCTCAGAAGTATCTAGCACAAATGGATCACCAAAAGATGCTCCACCAGTCAAGTTAATCTTGACAATAGGGGTTGCTGGTAAAGCCATTAGTAAGCCGTACTGTAAGTTACTGGGGTGCCTGATGCCTGTTGAGTGTAAAGTCCTTGAGTGATGGCTGCTACTAGATCGCGCTCTGTAGAAACTGATCCAGCGACATTTACAACAATAGATGTACCCCCGTTTGAAGATCCATTCATTGCAAAAGATGCTGGACTTGCGTTAGTGCCAATAGTATCTACGCCAATCTTGCGCTCAATCTTAGCTTTTGCCTCTGCTAATGCTGCAAGCCTGTCCTCAAGATCACTTTGAATTTTGTTAGTAATTCTAGCCTTAGCATCTGACAATAAATTAGCTGTTGCCTGTTGCTCTGGAGTAAAAAAAACAGAGGCATTAGTAACGGGCTTAATCATTGCAAGGGTAGATAGTTCATAAGCCATCTTCTGAATAGTCAATAGCCATGCGTCAAAAGGATTCTGAACATAATTAAGATCGATCATGTCACTGCGTAGGGTTGCTAGCTTCTGAGCATTAGCAACCATGCTATTAGCTAACTTAGCCGCTGCTGTAAGGTTGCCCTCGTTGATTGCCGCCTCTAGGTTATAGATGTCAGTCTTTAGAGCTAAGCGAGTGCGTTCTTCTTCTGTCAAAGCTCCCTGTGCGGCAGCAGCTAATTGGATTCCTTCTTCATCAAATAACTTTTGACCTTGAGCAAGTGCGAGAGAAGCCTTATCTAGGGCTTCTTGTTTTAGCTTGTCAGCTGTCATTTGCTTTGTGGTGCTTACTTGTTTCTTCTTTAATGCAAGCAATTCTTTGTTTCTTTTTACAGCGGCAGCTTCCAATTTTGCTAAAGCCTCTTGCTGTTTCTTTTCGCTAAGAGTTAGTTTAGAAGTAGCCTTAGCAGGTGGTGCTAAATTAACACCTGTTTGAGCGCCAACAAAACCTCTAAAAATGTCTTTAGGTAGATTTTTTAATGTTCTAAATACATTAGTTATTCCGCCTACGCTAGTACCAGCTGCTAGTGTTACTTTGTTAAAACCAGCAGCTAATGTTTCTAAAAAGATAGTAGCATCAGTAGCTTCTGTTCCGCCACCTGCTTTAGCTAAAGCATCAACAAAACCTTTACCAATTTTTTCAGATGCTCTGCCTGTAGCAACACTTAAAGTATCCATCTGAAATGAAGTAGAAGTTAGGTAATCTTCTGCCGCACCAGCAGACTTACCAAGAATAATTCCTAGAAGTTCATTAAATGATTTAGTCTTTAATTCTGCTTGTGTAAGCCCTGTGTTGTATTTAACCAATCCACGAGTAATGCCAACATAACCTTTACCCAAATCTGTTGCAACTGTGGCAAGATCAACTCCAGATGCGCGACTAATTGTAATAGCATCGTTTAAGAGTTTTTGAGATTGAGTTAATGAGCCAGTGGTATTTAATAAACCTTGAAAAGCTGGCCTTAAAATATCATCGGCAATTGATGCTGATCTTTCTAAATTGTCAATGTAGTCAGCAATTCCCGGATTAGCAAAACCAATACCTAGATTCTCAACTGCTCTGTTAAGTCTTAATGCAGCAGCTTCATCCTGAGCAAAAGCCTTTACGGATGCCTTGCTATAGGCAATGATTGCGGATGTACCAAAAGCAATACCGGCTGCCCCTGCAAATCTTTTAACATTCTTTGTCAGTTTTTGAGTAGCGGTATCGGCTTCCTTAAATGCTTTTTTACCAGTGAACTCCGCCGCAATATTGATCGCTACATTACTCATGCGGCCCTTCTTATATCTACTATTTGTGTTCTTTTGTTAAATTTAGCTGTTGTACTTTCTATAGCCTTAAAAACTGATGCTGTAGCTTTACCTTCTGTTTTAGCCCATGCTCTAAAAATCAAGCGACCCATCATGCGATGATCGCCTTTTTTATTAGGGCCATAAAGGTTTCCAAGATTAGAAATGAATTGATTGCCAGCATAAGGATTGACTGATCGAGATACACCCTTGCTAGATCCGCCCGCATTAGGGCCTACCCAGTCTTGCCCTTGACCATTTTTACGACCGGCAGTCTCGTAGATTGCTCCGATCATGGTTTTGTTTTGTATTCGTATTAGGTTTCTAAACCCTGCCTTATTAGGCATCGAAGGTGTAGTTTTGTAAATAATACCTTTGCGAATATCGCCCGCATTATATTTTGGAAACAAACGACCTTTGCCAGAAGATTCAGCCCATCCACTCATAGGAGATGTAGGCGGCACTAATGATCTTGCCTCACTAACTACAGGTTTAAGAATTTTACCTAATTCTTGAGTTAATTCTTTTGCTAAGTCTGGAGCGTAGGTGTTTAATGCCTTGCGAAGTTCAATGGCGCCTTTTAGCGTTGCTGGCATCTTTTATCTCCTTCGCTTCATCTTTTAAGCCTTTAAGTAAAGCATCTAGCATTACTTTGTCTAACTCTAATAAATGCTGTGGCGCGATCCCTAACCTTATGCTTAGCCTAGCAATAAGGTAGGTGAACGGGAGATCGCGCTTTAAGCTAAAGGGTCTGAGTCCTCGACAGAAACGCTTTTTAATGTTTCTATGAACTCAATTCCGAATGGCTTTACAGTCTCACCTGACCTACGAGTAATTTCCCAAGCAAGCCAATAGACATCCGTCTGCTTTTCGTCAATACGAAACGCTTGGTGGAAGCCCTTTTTTGCGTACAATTCAAAGCTATATTCAACCGCTGGGCTGATTTCACCTTCTAGTACGCTTCCATCTACACGAACTATCTTTAGTCTTGCCATTTTTTGCCCCTTTGTTTAGTTAGTTTATGACCAAGTACCTGTTGAAGCGTATGAAGTCTTGCTATTGCAAGTAAAGGTAATGTCGATCATTCCTTCATCGCCTACAGCGCCGTTGATGTCTGTTAGGTTATCAACCAAAATTGTACCTGAATATAGAAGGTTTGTTGCTGATACAGCAGATGATGAATCTTGGATTGCTTGGAAAGCAACTGTAGATCCAAATGCTGCCTGTAATGTTGCAAGAACTGATCCTGCTGCTGTGTCGTTTAAGAATGTTACAGTTATTGTATCTGATGACAATCCAGTCACAAATTTATTTGCTGTATCGCCCATCGCTGTGACAGGAATTTGATCTAGTACGCGGTTAAGTGTAAAAGCAGTTACATGGTCAGAAAGATTCACTGTTGCGATCTTAAAACCAACCTTGTTATTGAGAAAAATCGCCATGATTATTCATCCTCTTTCTTTGTAGTTACTGGCTTAGGTGTTGATGTTGAAGTCTGACCAATCTTTTTCAAGAAGGCTAGATCCTCTGGTGTTAGCTCTGACATATTAGCTCCAACTTGTTAGGATTGATAAGGACATCTGGCAGCTGAGAAGTTCTCCACTTGCAGCGTTCAGAATACTAGGTGCGCTTACTGCGCCTATATTATAGGTCAAAGATGATGCTGCTAACTTAGCAAAAACTGCACAAACTGAATCTTCTATGCCGTTCAAATTGCCCTCGTTATCGAAAAGCGGCACAGTTATCACAATATTAAAGTTAGCCATTGGACTAATGTTTATATGCTGATTATTGCTAGGCGTGATGTATTCGTCTGCCGGACTTACAATTACCGAGTTGGCGAGTACAGTGGCCGGAGGAAAGGCAAAAACTTGGTATTTTGTATTATCTACTAATGCTGTTGCTAAAGTAGTTCTAAGAGTAGTAATTGCAACTGGCATGGCCTAGCCTATAAAACTTCTAGGATCTAGTGCGTGAGAAATCAATCCCCGTATTTTTGCCAGTAATTGACTAGACATTCTATACGGGGATGGCTGGAAAT